CAGATATTAAGGGACCCACCGATGAAATACTGTGGTGTGCAATATAGTATTGACTACCCTGCCTGGAAAAAACAGATAAAGAGGTTGTTGCCCGAACAAAAACAAGGAATTAAATTTCATTCAGGTAGACAAAATAGTGAGATAGGCGCATACAGCCCAAAGGATAATTGGAAGTTGGGTTTCAACGAAGCCATCCACCAAATACTCAAGAATTTTATGGATGGGGTAGAATGAAAGGCCGGCCGAAGGGCAGTAAAGACAAAAAAAAGCGCAAAGCAAGCCCGCACGGAGCGTTTACCGGCCATTGGGGAACGGGGAAGAATTGGGATAAGCGGCTGATCGCCAGGGAGCTGAGGGGGGAAAAATGATTTGGCTTTGTATTCTGTCGTTAATATTCATTTTTATATCATTTGCCTTATTCTTCCTATCCTGTTATATTTGCCGAGTTGATTTTACGCAGAAAGATATTGATGAGAATAAAGCGTTCTGGTTGTGGTTGACAAGTCGTTGGGGGTTGTTTTGAAGAAGAAAACAGAGTTATTATTTGAGTGGTTTGTAATTATACCAATTTTATGCGCTATGTATTTTCCGGTGATTATTATCTATTTTACAGTAAATTTATTTTATAAGGTTTTTAACAAAGATAAATATGATGATTTTAAGGGTGGCCAAATAACTTTGCAGGTAGAGGATTTCAGCGGTAGGATTGAGTAGGGTTTTAATATAGGGGGTTGTTTCGAACAACCCACAGGTAGAACACGAAAAGAGTAAAACCTACCGCCATATGGAAAGGAGATAAAGTTTATTGTTTTAAGTGTAAGAAAGAGTTAGAATAGTTCAAGAAAATTTTAGGGGTATTGATTATGCCCGAAGAAGACCATATTAAGAACGCCTTAAAAGAAATCGCTTTTTGCGATGATCTGAGGGTCAAGGTGTCGTACGGGGAGATTGTGGCTATTCACTCTCAGGTTATACAAAGGCCGTCAAAGTTTGGAGTTGACACACAACATACGATAAAAGAGGTGATAACAAAAAATTGATTTGTCGGTAGCTGGCTAACGGATAGCCCATAAGGGCGAGTCCAATAGAGGCGTTTTAAGAGTATTAAGTTGCGGCAGATAGTATCTCCGCACGCTCTTTAAACGCCTCTTTTTTATTACAAAGGGGGTTTCATGTGGGAACGGATCGGAATAATCGTTGTAGTGAGCTTGATCATGTTCTTCCGGACGTTGCGGCTTGGGTTCGTGTCAGATGACATACCTGCCGCAAAGCATAACATCAAGCCCAATAACGTATTCCAAAGGGTTTGGTGGCAATTAGAAGGGCGGAAACACTTTGGCAAGGAGGAAGCGCACGCCTATACCCTCGTTCTTCACACGCTGACTTGCGTGTTTATCTATCTTGGGTTAGGCAAGAGCGATATATCGTTCTTAGCAGCTCTCTTGTTCTGTGTTAATCCCCGTAATAACCAAGCGTCAATATGGATTTCCGGTAGAAGGAATTATCTTATCCCAACGTGTTTGTTGATGGCAGCGGCAGCTATACCCCTCGTTTCACCCTTTGCCTTGTTTTTAACGACCACAATGGCGACAGCTTTTGTCGCTCCTATCGGCTTTCTCGGTTCGCCCAATTGGTGGTTTGTTCTCTTTATGCCGGTCATTTGGTATATAAATATCAAGAAGTTTAGGCAGCAAGTCGGTGGGAAAATATCAGTGGAATCGGCCGAAGGAGATAAAATCTTGTCTTTGAATAAGTTGGTTCTGGCAATTAAGACCTATGGATTTTATTTCTTCATGTGCCTCGTCCCTGACAAGCTGTCGTTCTATCATTCGTTCCTGCAAAGTGGGGCAGGTTCGGGGAATGAGATCATGTGCAAGCGCGCCTATGCTCTTGACAAGACTTTCTGGTTTGGGTGCTTCCTTCTAACCGCCTTCCCCCTCTACTGGATTTTTCATGGATGGGATGGGATATGTTGGGGCATTTTCTGGTTCTCCGTTTGCATAGCTCCCTATCTCAACGTCATAAGGGTCCAACAAGAAACTGCTGACCGATATGTTTACATGGCAGGAGTCGGTCTTATGTTCGCCCTTGCCTGTGTTCTAGTGGCCTTCCCTTCTTTCGCGCTGGCCATTCTTGCCGTATATGCTGTGCGCCTATTCTATTTGATACCAGCTTATAAAGACGAATATTGGCTTAGAGAAATGTGCGTCCAGGAAGACCCCATGTGTTGGTTTGCCTGGCACATGAGGGCTTTAAACCGGTGGGATGTCGGCTCAAGGCACGAAGCATTTACCTGTTGGGTCATGGCTAAGTTAATAAGCCCGAAAGAGTTCAAAATCTGGGCTAACCTGGCCATGGTGCTACGAAAAATAGGCAACAGAAAGGAGTCGGATGCCGCAATCGAAGAAGCTCGAAAATGTATTATCAAAGGGCAGGAGGCACAATCGGAAAAACTTTTAAGGGGAATAAAAGCGTGCGAAAAGGGCAAAATGCCAATCTTAATTTAAGGGGGTTTTATGATAATAGAGCAAAGCAAGCAGAGTAAGTTTCAAAGGTGGTTCGATAAGTTCTTTCGGAAGGAAGAAAAACCAGCGGTTAAAGTTAAGGCAAAGTTAAGGCCCTGGCAGCAAGGTGGAGGTTATGGGTTTGGCAAGCCGGCTTGGATGAGAAGTCAGGCGCTTAAAAATCGGTTTAGGGTAGAAAGGGTGGCAGAAGGCATAAAAGCGTCTTAAAAGGGCAAAAGAACGCAAAAGAAAGGCATTGGGGGAAGATATGTCCAAGCCGATAACCTGTAGTGAGTGTAAGAAAAGGAATTTTTGCCGGATAATATGCGAGGCAATAGAGAAGTTATTACCGAAAATATCAAGTGGAAGACTGAGCGGGGAGCACAGCTTCGACCCGAATATACTTGAAAAAATAGCCGCCAAGAGAGCGTTTGGGTTGCGCTTCGGAAGCTCTTATGAACGCAAAATTGACAAAGAAAACAAGAATGAAAAATATTTTCGTGCGTAAAAGCGCATAAAAGTGCGTAAAAGTGTCTAATAAGAGAGGGGTATATATCTTCCATGTCTGTTTTTATGGCTTTAGGACGTAGAAAAACAAAACCATAATTTATCTTATGAATACACGCCAACAACTTTACAAGAAAAACAGAATACTTGGAATGAATTGTTATAACGCCGCGCGCGCAGCAGGGTATTCAGAATCTACGGCTAAATCAAGGACAAAAGAGCTTGAGGCACGTGTATGCATTGTTGACGCCTTAGAACGCAAAGGGCTTACCGATAATGTTTTGATTGATAAATTAACGGAACTACTTAATGCCACAAAGGTTGTGGGATATTTACATAATTATAAGAAATCGGAGAAGGTCGGAATTGAAAAATGTTCCCCTGATGAAGTTATATCAAACGAATTTGTTGATGTTCCCGATTGGACTGCAAGAGGCAAAGCGCTTGAATTAGCTTTGAAATTGAAAGATTTGTTGAGAGAAAAAGTAGAACATTCCGGCAATATAACTTTTACGAAGATGGGCGAGGTCAAAGTAGATAATCGCCTTTTGGAGTTTAACATTGGCTAAAGAGATAGAGCTTCCTGAAATATTACAAATGCCCGATAAGTTATTTCCATTACTTACGGACATAAATGACTTTCGGAATTTCTTAACAGACGGTGGACGTGGCGGTGGAAAATCACAGGCTATTGCTCGCATTATTCTTTATATCGCCGAGAAGAAAACTTTAAGGATAGTCTGCGGTCGTGAAACACAGAACTCAATCAACGAGAGCGTCTACTCATTGCTTACCGACTTAATCAATAAATACAATTTATATTTTGAAGTGCTTGCCTCAAAAATAACTCACAAAGGCACAGGCACGACGATAAATTTTAGGGGGTTCAGAGAGCAGGGGCGGTTCAACATTCAGGGAATGGAGGGTGTTGATATTGTTTGGATTGACGAAGCGCAGGCGTTGACCAAGCAGACGCTTGATGTCCTCATCCCAACCATCCGCAAAGATAAAGCAAAAATATTCTTTTCAATGAACCGGCACGTTGTAAACGACCCCGTTTATGAGCAATTTGTCGGGCGTAAGGATTGCTTGCATATTAACATAAATTATGATGAAAATCCATTTTGCACACAAGCACTAAAGAACGAAGCTGACGAATGCAAGAAGAGAAGCGAATCGGATTACCGGCATATCTGGAAGGGTGAGCCGTTGAGCCAAACCGAAGACGCTGTATTTTCTTTTGAGGAGTTGACCAACACCAAGCTCAATAAGTATCCGCTTCGGGAAGGTTACGGGCAAAGATTGGCTGGTTTTGATATTGCCCGTTTCGGTGATGATAAATGCGCTTGCGTAGGAATACAACAAATGGGTGCGCTTCGATGGGAAGTATTCTATGTTGACCAATGGGATCATAAGGACTTGAACTATACCGCAGGCAGGATATTAATGACATCTAATGAGCAAAGATTTACAACATCAATTATTGATGAGGACGGCATAGGGGCAGGCCCACTTGACACGCTTAACAAGGGCAGAGGGTTAGACAATTTTAGAGGTTTCCGTAATCCATCCCTATCTTATGATGAGAATAAATTTTATGGGAACAATCGCACGGCTAATGTCTATAAACTCAAGGAGCTCATCCTGAAGGGATACATAGCCATTGAAAATCCCGAATTGATACGGGAATTGACAACGCTTAAATATACCTTTGACCATAATCAGCGTCGTATTCTTATCTCCAAAGATAGGATGAGGAAAGAGGGTGTAAAATCACCCAACCTTGCCGACGCCTTGATCATGTCGGTTTCATTGATAGGCGAAGTTAAACAACAGCAAGAAGAACAGTATTTTTCACAACCACAGTATGCAAAAGAAAATAATCTATTTCAACTCAGCGGGCTAAGATAGGGGGCAGGCATGGGATTATTCACGTCAATAGCTTTGGGGATAGCAGCAATAGGGGCAACACTCTATACCACATCGCAAGCAGGTAAGCAAAAGACCTCTGCCCCATCCATGCCTAACTTACCATCAGCTACTGATGCGACAGCACAAGCGACAGCCGCTTCCAAGCGTCAACGGTCAGCAATGGCAAGGTCTAAGAGTATTTACACATCCCCTCTTGGTGTTAGCGAAGAGGCGGGAATAGCAAGGAAGCAACTTTTAGGGCAGTAGAAAATGCTGATAGTTTCCTACGATGAAAAATATCGTAATGACATAGTCGCAATAGTGGGGAATTTTTACGCCGAGGCATTGAAAGAGTATAGCGCACCGATAGACCCGACAGTTCTTTTGCAGGTAATAGAACAACATAAAGACAATACGTTCCTCTTGATAATTGACGGGCAATGTGAGGGAGTGCTGGCGGGGATTACCACCACAAACCCATTAAACGGCGACAAGGTCTATCAGGAGATTTGCTGGTATGTTAACGCTCCTCATAGGATAAAGGGTGTTATGTTCTTAAAGAAAGTCGAGCAGATGTTAAAAGAACAGGGGTTCACGCAATTTATAATGTGCCTTCTTCATAACAGTAAATCCGAGAAGATCGCAAGACTATACGAGCGGATGGAGTTTAAACCATTTGAAACACACTACTTAAAAAACTTATGAACACTTGTTTGGATTGCGGGAAAAAGATTTGTGAAGTTGCTAAGAGATGTCATTCTTGTGCTCTAAAAGGGAATAAAAATTCTCCTAAATTCATGACAAATGAGGCAAAAGCAAAAATCAGCCAATCTCTATCGGGTAGAATTCTAACAAAACTACACAGAGAAAAAATATCAAAATCCCATTTTGGCAAAAGATTGAGTTCCGAAACTTTAAATAAAATAAGAAAGGAAAATCATCATTCATATAAAGATGGTAGGACTTTCAGGTTATATTGGTGCAAAAACTGTGGTAATCCGATTAGTGCTTCATCGGGATTTTATGGGTTGAGTTTATGTTTAAGTTGTTGCAGAAAAGGTAAATTGAACCCTAATTATCTGGATGGGGTTTCTGTTTCAGAATATGGGGATGACTTCACGGATGCTTTAAGAGAAAATATTAGGAAAAGAGACCATTTCCAGTGCAGAGAATGTGGATGCTCACAAGAGGAATTGTTTTCAAAACTTGACGTTCACCATATTGATTATGATAAAAAAAATAATACTCATGAAAATTTAATATCTCTTTGTCGTAAATGTCACATGAAAACCAACTATAAAAGACAAGATTGGAGCGTTCATTATTCTAACGTTTTGAAAAAGCAGGATTTTTCTTACCAAGAAAGGTAATCTAATGAATGTAGCTCGACCCGAAAGTTTGATAAAGAAATACGGAGAGGTTTTGGCTGGAAGGCAGGCATGGGAAAATTACTGGCAAAGCTTGCATGACTACTTCTACGTTGACGCTCAAGACTTCAATAAATCTTATTCTGCTGGATCAGAACTGCAATCTGACTATCTCTTTGATTCAACAACGCTTGAAGCCGCCGACGTGCTTGCTTCCGGCTTTATGAACTACCTTACCCCCCCGACGTCTAAATGGTTTAAATTAAGAGCTAAAAACCCTCGCATTGCCGAGAACAAAGTCGTTGCCGATTATTTGGAGGACGTGGCAAGTGAGGTCTATCATACGCTCAACAAGAGCAATTTTTATAATCAGATAATCCCAAGTTACAAGTCTTCCGGCGTATTCGGCACAAGTCTATTGCTTGAGGAAGAGGACACCGAAGATGAAGCCCGTTTTTACTGTATGCCTTTAAAACAAGTGTGCATTGTCGAAGATGGCAGGCAGAGAGTTGTTGAGTATTATATTGAGTTTGAATACACAGCATTTCAGGCGTCGTTGAGATGGGGAAAAGATAAACTTTCTAAAGAAATGCAAGATGAGATAGAGGGCCGCAATCCGGAGAAAAAACACAAGTTCCTTTTATTTATAGGGCTAAGGCACAATAGGGATGTTACCCGCGAAGATAAGACCAACATGCCTGTTGAGGCGACCTGGATTGACGTAGAGAATAAGCACGTGGTGGATGAAGGTGGGTATAACGAGTTCCCCGCCATGTGCCATAGGTTTGAAAAAAGACCCTTTCTTCCTTGGGGTTTTTCACCTGCCATGAAGTCTTTACCTTTTGCCAGATTGCTTAACGCGATAGCTAAGACCAATCTAAGGGCTTTGATGAAGCATACCGATCCGTCTATGGCTATGCCTCATAACTCATTCATCATGCCATTAAATGGCAATCCAAGAGCAATCAATTATTACAAGAAGGACGCCCTCGGTTCTAACCCATCTAATGCCGTGTTCCCCCTGGGTGTTTATGGCAACCCACAGCTTGGGGTAGACGCTATTGAATACTACTCCGGTAAGGTCAAGTCTTTGATGTTTAATGATGTATTCCTTGCTTTTCAGGGCGTAGATAAGCAGATGAATAACCCGGAGGTGATGGAGCGCATTAACGAAAAGATGTCTATGCTTGGGCCGGCTGTAGGGCGATATACAGCCGAAGTCTTAAACCCTATCGTCATAAGGACTATCGGTATCTTATCCCGCAGGGGTAAATTGCCTGATCCGCCCGATGAGATAATCAACGACCCGTCTTATGAGATAGACTTCGTTGCCGCGCTTGCTCAAGCTCAGAGAAGGTCTGAGTTAAACTCCCTTGTAACCGCTCTTACGATGTCAGGGCAGATGGCACAATTCGCACCCGACGTTTTAGATAAAATAAATCCTGACAGAACGGTTGATGAGATATGGGGTATTACCGGCGCACCTGTCCAAGTGTTAAGAGATGATGAAGAAATTAGGGCTATCCGCGAGGGTAGGGCGCAGGCGCAAGCGCAAGCGCAAGAGATGGCGATGATGGGTGCTGTGGCACAGACAGGCAAAGACGCCGCGCAAGCTGATCTAAACATAGCCAAGTCAAAGTCAGAGGGGGTTAAAAATTGAAAGCAGACCTAACCAACATCGAATACGTCAAGGGGTTGCAATCAAATATCAGGATTGCGCTTGATAGCCCCCAGGGTAAGGAAGTTATGAAATTCATTGAGGAAATCGGCTCATGGACACCAACCATTTTTGACACCTTAGAAACAAACGAGGTCGTAGCAAGGGACGCCAATAGGCGTCTAATAGGCACCTTGAAGAGTTTATTGGAATTATCAGCCGACGAGATTGTCTTGTTGGCTAAAAATGAAGGAGAGTAGTATGGAAAATCTTGACCCCGTTGTGGAAAATCAAGACCCAATCGTTCCGCCAGTTGTTCCACCTGTAACACCTCCGGTTGGTTCGTTCAGCTGGAAGACCCATCTTTCCGCTGATATGCAGAAAGCACCGACGTTGCAGAAGTTTGATGACACGACCGAAGGATTAAGCAAGGCGGTTGAAAGCCACTTGTCTTTAGAGAAGCTTTTGGGTCATGAGAAGGTCCCAATACCAAAAGGAGCAGATGACAAAGAAGGATGGGCGAGGTTTAACAAGGCGTTAGGAGTCCCAGAAAAAGCCGAAGGTTACGGATTGTCTGATGTCAAAATACCAGACAGTATGAAGGGCATGACCTTCGATAAAGTCAAATTCTCCGAGATCGTCCATAAGTATAACCTGACACCAGACCAGGCAAAGGGATTATGGGATGAATACGGGAAGATGAGTACGGGAGCTTATCAAAAAGCTGTTAACGATCATACCGCCAAAGTCGCAGGGGTTGTCAATTCCTTACGGTCTGAATGGGGAGACGCATACGACGCCAATGTTGACTTAGGGCAGACGGTTATCAATAAGTTCGCCGGTGATAAGGATAGCGAAGATTTTCTAACAGCTACTCTTATTGCAGACCCAAGAGGGGTAAAGTTCCTGTCAAAGATAGGCGGACAGTTTGCGGAAAACAAGGTCGGCGAGTTCGCTTATAAGTCGTATGCCTTATCACCCGACCAGGCACAAGCAGAGTTGTCAAAGATAAGGGCGGATGTAAATCACCCCTATAATAACGAGAAAGCGTCAGCCGTAGAACATGAGGCGGCCGTGCAATATGTCAACAATTTATATGCAGTGATAAACCGAGCTAAGGGATAAGCGCAAGCCCCCTTATTCGGTGCAAGTGAAATGCAGATAAGCTGAGAGGCCCTGCAAGATAGCATTGCTCAAGAGGCAGACCCTCAATAACGAGGACAATCAACTCGTAAGCAACAACATCAATCGTTATTAACAAGGAGTTTCAAATGTCCGATACCCAAAATGCCATATACGCTCAAGCGTATGGCGCGAACATTATTCAGGTCGCTCAACAGACCGGCAGTAAACTGTTGAGGACGATTTGGCAGAAGCCGAACGTCAAAGGAAAAACATTCTTCCAGGACAGGATAGGCCAGTGGACAATGACTGCGAAGGCGGGAAGGAATGCTCAGACACCAAATAGCGACCCTAATCTTTCCCGCAGGATGGGAACGATGGTTGACTATCACGACAATGTGTTGCTTGACAGGGGAGATGAGATAAGGACTATCTCCGACCCTCGCTCCTCATACACCCTCGCGGGTGGTTCTTCTATCGGTCGTCAGATTGACGATGTGATTATAGCCGCAGCAGCCGCGACAGCGTATGCAGGTGAAGCAGGTGGCACGGCTGTAACGAACGGTAACATTGTTTTAGTTACCGCAGCAAGTATGACGTTGGCCCGCGTTGCCGCAATCGGCAAAGCCCTTGATGACGCTAATGTTCCGGATGATGAGAGGTATTTCGTCGCCAACAACACCATTAAGTCGAGCTTGCTCGATCTGGCAACGGCCACATCCTCTGATTATGCTGAAAAGGCGTTAATCAATGGGACTATCCTTAACTGGATGGGTTTCACGTGGGTATTCTCTACACGCCTTGGTTCAACGAATATCGGTCTTGCGTATCATAAGACCGGCATTTGCTTGGCTGGCGCGGATGGTTCACCCATGATCAGGACGGACGAAAGGACAGACCTGTCTTACTCTTGGCAGCTATACTACGAGTTAAATCTCGGTGCTGTGCGTTTGGAAGAAGAGAAGGTTGTTTTAGTTAGAGAAGGTTAACTTAGGCGGGGGCGGGGGCTACAGGCTACCCGCCTCCTACAAAGCAAAGGGGAAACAATGACAGCGTTCAAAGGTGCAAATGCAACGAAGGTAGCGGCAGGCGGAAGCGGTGATAATTATATCGCTGACGGTTACATCAAGACAGTTGAGAAGATATGGACGGATAGCTTTGCGTTTACTGCTGTGCTAACCACGGCAGATACTATCGTTATCGCTACTATACCTGCTGGTAAGAAGATAATGGGGGTAGAAGTTTACTTTCCAGCAATAACTCCGACCACATCAACGATACTGGTTGGGATAGCGGCTGATACCGACAAGTTCATTGACTCGCCGGTAGTGGGTGCGGTAGGCGCATCAGGTGCTTTAGCAGGGCTTGAGAAGGTTAGTATGAACAATGCTGATGGCTTTCAGTATGTTACTACGGCTGAAACCGATATACTTTTGCGTATCGGCGTAACCGCTATAACAGCTCCAACGGCAGGCACGATCACAACGAAGGTTCTTTACACATAAACACAACGGCAAGGGTGGGGGGCAATTCGCCCCTACCCTTCCAACATTTTATGAAAAAACTCATCCTAACGCTTCTCCTGATCTCCTGGGCTTCCCTAGGATTTTGCGCGACAGAACTCGACTACATGGAATATTCATCCGATGCGGCGGCACAGGCGGCTTATGTGTCAAGTGAAGCCAGTGATATAAAAGAGTCTTACACCGAAGCCAATTATTCTGCTGACGGCAGTATAGACGGTTTTCACCCCACAGCCAGCTCGACGGAGCGTTCCGCGCGAGGCCAGGCATTCACCGCAGGAAGCACTTTCCACGCTATACAGGTAAAGTTTTACGCAAAGAAAATAGGAAGCCCGACAGGTAATGCTTTTGTCCGGCTATATGCCACGACAGGAACAGTTGGAACGGACGCAAAGCCCACGGGTGCGGCTTTAGCAAGTTCTGCGGCATTTGATGTTTCGACGCTTACAACAAGTTACGCTTTATATACTTTTACCCTTACTGTCCCTTACAATTTATCAAACGGGGCGGACTACGCCGTTGTATTTGAAAATCCTGCTTCGGGGACAATAGACGGCTCAAATATCGTTGTTTTAGGTTTTGATAATACCTCCCCATCTCACGGAGGTAATCAGGTCTTTTTCCACACAAGCGCCTGGCAAGCGAATAATTCAGCAGACGCTATATTTTATATATATGGTGTGGTGTTAAATGCTTTCTCCGAAGCCACAATAAAACAACAAGGTTCATACTCCCTAAAAGGCATTGCCAGAGCTACTGCTTCCCTCAACGACACCCTCACCCGAACAGTATCTCCTGTGGTTGATTTGACGGGGATAACAAGTATCAAATTCGACATTTACTCATCACGAACAGGGTCTAATATCAAGATAGGCATACATGACAGTGGTGGCACGACTACCGAAATAACCCCTAATATCACAAGTGCGGGAGCATGGCAGACAGTTACTTGGGATATATCCGCTGTATCTGATGCAAATAAAGATGCGATAGATAGCATAATTATTACCAATGTTAACGCCGATGCGGATAATATTTTTTATGTGGATAATATGTATGGGGAGTCGGCGGCAGGGGAAGAAGTCAGAATATATGGAGCGATAGCTTCTGGGGTAGGAACTGGAATCGGAAGGGGACTTAGATGAAAAAACGATTTACGATTATTGAGAAACTTTGTATCTTCGCTCTTGTTTTTTTAATAGGGCTTCCGTTCGCTTCAGCCCTTGAGTTCCACGCTCAAAAAAATCAAGCGGCTAACTTTACAGCCCCTTTAATAAACTCATCGAATACGTCTATCTTTGCCGTAGGAGCGGACAACACAGCTTTCTATATTCACAATGGCGGTGATACCGCGTTCACTCAAGCCGCGACAAATGTTACTCATATATCTGATGGTATCTATTTATTCCAGCTTAATCAAAGTGAAATGAACCATAATAGAATAGGAATTTTATACAATGGGACTGGAGTTATCTCACAATACTTGCTTATAAATACCCTCGTGAAATCAGACACAGGAGCCATCCTTACTGATACAGATGCTACTATACCCGCTACACTCGCAGGTCTTACCAACGTAACCTTAGCTGCGACACAAACAGGAGTTACTATTCCTACTGTAACAACTTTAACAGGGCATACGGCGCAAACAGGGGACGCTTACGCTATCGTAAATCACGGCACATACGGCAACAGCCCAATCTTAACGGCGGTTAACACAAGGGGGACGAGCAACCTAACCACTACAGACAATATAGGTATAAATTGGGCGGATGTTTCCAATCCTACGACAGCTCTTAATTTAACCGGAACGGAGATTTTGGGAGTAAACACAAAAACAGGGTATTCACTTTCAGCCGCAGGAGTACAGGCTATTTGGGACGCCTTAACTTCCGCCCTGTCGACTGCTTCATCTATCGGCAAGCTCCTTGTGGATAATATCAACGCGGCGATCACCTCAAGAATGGCGACGTTTACCTTGCCAGGTAATTTTAGCGTGTTAAACATCACGTCAGACGGGAACGTAAGTATACCTGTCGCGGATATTTGGAATTACAACATATCCAGCATTTCAGGTGTAGGGTATGCGGGGACTGAATTAAACTCGGTGGCGTCAGCAGACCCTTGGTCAACTACCTTACCAGCCTCTTACGGCAATACATCAGCCGGTGGGATTTTAGACAGAATACGCAAAAACACAATGATGAGATAGGGGACATTATGCAAATTATAACAACAGCGATACTGTTCACGGATTTAATCCCATTACCCGCAGTCGCAAGCGGTGAAACCTTAACGCTTACTATCAGGACAGCGTCGGGGGGAACGCTTACGGGCGGGACATTCGCCTATCTCGCGGGTATTCAATGGAAATTAACCTTTACGCCGGCAACGGCAAACGAGGTCTATGCCGTTGAGGTTACAGACGCCGACAGCACAGTTGTATTTTCTAATTCCTATCTTGCTGTAGGGTATGCTGTATCATCTTCCGTCGTAACGTCTGCCGCCTCACAGTTAGTTATTATAAACAATGCTTTAACCTTAATAGGTGCTGAAACAATAACATCAATCGCGGATGGCACAAGAAATGCCGATATTATGTCGACGCTTTATGCCACGTCTTTAAAAAGCGTGTTAAGTGAGTGTCTATGGAACTTTGCCACAAAGAGAGCCGCTTTAGTTACAGCCGCCTCGACTGTTGTAAACTGGTATTACGATGAGGAGGCGTATGTTTATGACCGGCCCACAGACGTTATCAGGATATTCGGGGTAAGCGATCCTGTGGCTATTTGGAGAGAAGAAGGGGCGTATATCATATCTGACACCGCGGGCCTTGGGGTTCGATATGTCTATTATCATAATTCCCCAGAGCTCTATCCGGCTTCGTTCATCGCGGCTTTGGTAGATAAATTAGCAAGCGACGCGGCTTATATCATAGTCAATAGCGCGAGCAAGGCGCAAGAAATGTATGAGAAGTATCAAAAAATATCCTTGCCTAACGCTTTAAGTGAAAACTCACAAATAGGCGCACAGCAGTATATGCGAGATGACGCCTGGGAATTGGCAAAGTATAACAACTCTAACCCTAACGCTTAATGAAGACATCTCCAATAAAGACAAGTTTCAGTGGCGGAGAGTTCGGACCCTCTCTGTTCGGCAGGACAGATATAGCCCAATATCAAAATGCTTGTGAGATAGTAGAAAATATGCTCTGCCGTCCCTACGGTTCTGTCATATCCACCCCGGGGACACAATTCATCCGTGAGGTCAAAGACTCGTCAAAATCCACCCGTTTAATTCCTTTTGTATTTAACAGGGCAGACGCCTCGGTTATTGAGATGGGTGATGAGTATATGCGCTTCTTCTCATCCTCAAGCGCGGAAATAGGCACTCCTCTGTCGCTTGATTATATGGAATACCAGACAGACGTTTTAGCACAAGCGGCTTATGTGTCAAGTGATGGGTTAGCTGAAGCCCAGGACCAGAGTTTAACTGATGGGACGGGTGATGAGTATTTTGCTTATCCTGGTAGGCCAGAAATGTTTCAGATCAAACAAGCAGGTTCTACAGGAAGATTAACTAAGTTTTCTGTTGAAATGAAAAAAGTTGCCGGCGACCCCGG